AGAATTAGGAATTGAAGTTACAGACCAATTTCAAAAAAATATTTTAGCTGATTTATATATTGATAAAGAAGTGGATAATATTTTAAAAGCATTACAATCTGCTTCAAGTAGTTTAAAGGTTTCAGGAGAAGTTTAATAAATAAATAAGTAAATATGAATGTAATTAATGAAATCAAAACTCTTTTGGGTATGGAAGTAAAACTTGCTCAAATGAAACTAAAAGATGGAGTTACTGTTTTAGAAGCAGATGCTTTTGAAACGGATAATGCTGTTTTTATTGTTAATGGTGAGGATAGAATTCCTGTACCTGTTGGAGAATACGAATTAGAAGATGGTATGATTTTAGTAGTAACCGTTGAAGGTGTTATTGCTGAAATTAAAGAAGCTGAAGCTGAAGTTGAAGAAGCTCCTGAAGCAGAAGCTGAAGTAGAAGTTGAAGCACAATCTGCTACTCCTGCAACTCCAAAAAGAATTGTTGAATCAGTTTCTAAAGAAATGTTTTTTGCAGAAATTGAAAAATTAAGAACTGAAATTGCTGAATTAAAATTAGCTAAAGAAGTTGTTAAAGAAGAATTAAGTTCAGATATTATTTTAGAGGCTGTTGAACCATTAACACACTCACCTGAAGTTAAAAACGAAGTAAAACTAAATAGAATTTCAACTAATCGCCAAATGACTACACAAGATATAGTTATGGCAAAACTTTTTAATTAATAAATTATGGCGACTACAACATCCATTACAACTACCTATGCGGGTGAGTTTGCAGGAAAATATATTTCTGCTGCATTATTATCAGGTTCTACAATCGCTAATGGCGGTATTGAAGTAAAACCAAACATTAAATACAAAGAAGTTATCAAAAGAATTGCTACTGACGGAATCGTTAAAAATGCAACTTGTGATTTTGATGCTACTTCTACTGTAACATTAACTGAAAGAGTAATTACTCCCGAGGAATTCCAGGTAAATTTACAACTTTGTAAGAAGGACTTTAAATCGGATTGGGAAGCCGTTCAAATGGGATATTCTGCATTTGATACTTTGCCTCCAAGTTTCGCTGATTTTGTTTTAGCACACGTTGTTTCTAAAATTGCTGAAAAAACAGAACAAAACATTTGGAAAGGTGTTAATGCTACTGCTGGTGAGTTTGACGGATTCTTAACTCTTGCTGCTGCTGATGCTGCTGTTCTTGATGTAGCTTCTCCTGCTTCAGGTGGTGTTACTGCAGGAAATGTAGTTGCAGAACTTGGTAAAGTTGTGGATTTAATTCCTGCTTCACTTTACGGAAAAGAAGATTTATATTTATATATTTCTCAATCTGTTGCTCGTGATTATGTACGTGCTTTAGGTGGATTCGGAGCTTCAGGTTTAGGAGCTAACGGAACAAACGCACAAGGTACACAATGGTTTAACAATGGTTCATTATCTTTTGATGGTGTTAAAATCTTTGTTTGCAACGGAATGACTAACGATTATATGATGGCTGCACAAAAATCTAACTTATATTTTGGAACTGGTTTGTTATCTGACCAAAACGAAATTAAGGTTATTGATATGGCTGACATTGACGGAAGCGAAAATGTTAGAGTAGTAGCAAGATTTACAGCTACTGTTCAATATGGTGTTGGTGCTGAAATTGTACTTTACACACCTGCAGCGTAATTAATATAAATAAATTAAACAAGGGTAGGTAAAAGTGCCTGCCCTTTTTTATTAACTTTTAAAATATAAAACTATGCCTTGCGATATTTCTTTAGGAAGAGCCGAACAATGTAAAAATTCAATCGGTGGTTTAAGAGCTGCATACTTCATTAATTGGGGTGATGCAACAACAGTAACTTATTCTGCAACTGCAGGAAGTGAAGATGTAATAACTGCATTAGGTGGAACTCCTATCGGTTATAAATATGAATTAAAAGGAACTTCAACATTTGAACAAACTTTAACTTCATCAAGAGAAAACGGAACTACATTTGTAGACCAAAAATTAACTTTAAGCATTAAAAAATTAACTATTGCTGACCACAAGCAGTTAAAATTATTATCTTATGGTAGACCACAAGTTATTGTAGAAGATAACAACGGAAACTTCTTTTTAGCAGGTTTAACTAAAGGGATGGATTTAGTTACTTCAACTATTTCAAGCGGTGCTGCTATGGGTGATTTGTCAGGATATTCTTTGGAATTCCAAGGAATGGAACCTTTACCTGCAAACTTTGTAACTGGGCCGTTAACTACAGGTATTTTAGCTTCTATTGTAGAAGGTACTGTAGCATAATATTATTGTTTGTTTTTTTTAAGAAGGGTGCTATTTATTTAGCATCCTTTTTTGTTTTAAAACAATTTTGAATTTAAATTATTAATATATAAAAATAGTTTATGATAATTTTAAAAGAACAAAATACAGCACAAAGCATTACATTTATACCACGTGAAATGAATGCTACAACTATTGTTTTAAGAAATGAAACTACAGGAATTGAAAATAATATAGCTGCAGATTTTTATTTGTCAGATTATTATATAACTGCTACAACTGTTTTTAGTTTAAAAGAAAATACATTTTATAATTTAACTATTAAAAATGGTAACAATACAGTTTATAAAGATAAAATTTTTTGCACAAATCAAGCAAACGATACTTATACAGTAAACCAAAATCAATACGTGGCAAACGTAACAAACAACGAATTTAAAATTTATGAGTAATATATCAATAGTAAATTTAAGTGCTTATACAAGCCCTGTAATACAAGAAAATAAAAAGAACAATTACATTGAATACGGAAGTGATAATAATTACTTTCAATATTTAATTGATAGATATTTATATAGTGCTACAAATGGTGCTATTATTACAGGTGTTGCTAATATGATTTATGGTAAAGGTTTGGATGCTTTAGATTCTAATAAAAAGCCAAATGAATATGCACAAATGAAATCTATTATTAAAGATTCAGATTTGCGTAAAATAGCTTTAGAACGTAAATTGTTAGGAATGGCTGCTATGCAAGTTGTAATAGAAAAGAAAACAGTTAAACAAGTGTTACACTTTCCTATGCAAACTTTACGTGCTGAAAAATGTAATGATAAAGGACAAATTGAAGCTTGGTATTATCACCCTGATTGGACTAAAAAGAAACCAACTGAAGATTGTAAACGAATTCCTGCTTTTGGTTTTGGTAATGGTAATGAAGTTGAAATTTATGTAATACATCCTTATGTATCAGGTTTTGACTATTATAGTCCAATAGATTATTCAGGTTCTTTACCTTATGCTTTATTAGAAGAAAACATAGCAGATTATCAAATTAACGATGTTCAAAACGGATTCAGTGGCACAAAAGTAATCAACTTCAATAATGGTATTCCTTCTGAAGAAATGCGTGATAAAATGAAGCGTGATGTTATGGGTAAATTAACAGGAGCAAGAGGTGAAAAAGTTATTATAGCTTTTAATGCTAATGCAGAATCTAAAACTACTGTAGAAGATTTACCTTTAAACGATGCACCTGCACATTACGAATATTTAAGTAAAGAATGTTTTGATAAGTTAATAGTAGGACATAGAGTTACTTCACCAATGTTATTAGGAATACGTTCTGGTGATGGTGGACTAGGTAACAATGCAGATGAAATAAAGACTGCTACATTATTATTTGATAACATAGTTATTAAACCATACCAATTAGAAATAATAGACGCTTTAGATGAAATACTAGCTGTTAATGGTATATCATTAAAATTATATTTTAAAACAATACAGCCTTTAGAATTTGTTGATATTGAAGGAATGAACAAAGAAACAACAGAAGAAGAAACAGGTGTTAAAATGTCAAGTGACAGTATTGCTGATTTATTAATTGATAAAGGAGAAGAATTAAGCGATGAATGGTTTTTAATTGATGAAACTGAAGTTGATTATGATACTGAAGAAGAATTAGATTCTGAAATAAATACTTTAAATAATAAAAAGAAAAGCACACTATCTAAAATGTGGAAATTTATAACTTCTACAGGTACTGCAAGACCTAACATTAAAAGTCCTGAACAAGATGCTGTTGTAGATGGTATTCAGTTTATTACAAGATATGTTTATAGTGGTGATTTATCAGGTGAACGTGAATTCTGTAAAAAGATGTTACGTTCTGACAAAGTATATCGTAAAGAAGATATTATAGCTATGGAAACACAAGTAGTAAATTCAGGTTTTGGAGTTAAAGGTGCTGATTCATATTCTATTTGGTTATACAAAGGTGGGGCAAGATGCAATCACAAATGGTTAAGAAGAACCTATGCTAACTTTGATGGCATTAAAATTGACCCTACAAATCCAAACGCAAAAGCTATTAGTTCTGCTACAGCTGAAAAATACGGATATAGAATACGTAATGACAAAGAAGTTTCTATGAAACCAAGTGATATGCCTACAAAAGGATACACTCAAGAATATTGGGATAAAATGGGATATACAAATTAATAACAAATGGCAAAAGCACTATTTATAACAACAAACGATTTAGTTAAATACACTATTTTAAATGGCAATGTAGACCCTGATACATATACACAATATATATTTCAAGCTCAACAAGTACATATTCAAAATTTTTTAGGTACTAAATTATACAATAAGATTAATGATGGAATTGTAGCAGGTAATTTAGCTGCACCATATACAACGCTTTTAAGCGACTATATTAAAATGATGGTAGTACATTGGACTATGGTAGAGTTTTTACCTTATGCATCTATTAAAATAAGCGAGAAAGGCGTATTTAAACATAATTCTGAAAATAGTACTGCAGTTGATAAAACAGAAATAGATTCATTAGTTGCTTTAACAAGAGATACAGCACAAAGCTATACAAATCGTTTTATTGATTATATGAGTTTTAACCAAGTTTCTTTTCCTGAATACAATACAAATTCAAATGCTGATGTATATCCAGACAAAGACGCAAATTTTTCAGGATGGGTGCTATAAAAGAAACATATAAACCGAAAGAAACTAATGTTAAAAAATTAGAAATCTTTTTAAATAAACTACAAAAAAATAATAAGATATGAGTTTAAATTTCTCACATATAAAAGGCGATACATTTGAAGCTGTTAATTTTGCAGTAATTAAAAATGCGGTTGTTTTAAATTTAACAGGTGCTGTTATTAAAATGCAATTAAAAAAAGAATGTAACGGTGTGCCTATTTTATCTTTTACTTCTGTTGCTTCTGCAGGAATTACAATTACAAATGCTGCTGGTGGTTTATTTAAAATAAACAAACAAATAATTAATATACCTGAATATAATTATTTATATGATATTGAAATAACTTTTTCTGATGGAACTGTTAAAACTTGGGTTGAAGGAAATTTTACTATTAATTGTGATATAACAAGATAAAATGGCAAACGATATAATTGATGTTAATGTTTATGAAACTACTGAAACAGTTGCAATAACAGTACAACCTAATTTAACTACTATTAATGTAAATTCTGTAACAGGTGGTGGCGGTGCAAATTTAACAACTACTCAAACTGCAAGTAATTTTACTATTAATAGTGATACAGGAACTGATGCTGATGTGCCTTTAGGAAATGGTACTTTAGCAGGTGCAACTTTAAATGATTATACAACTGCTGAAAAAAATAAATTATCAGGAATTGCTACAGGGGCAGAAGTAAACGTAAATGCTGATTGGAATTCTGTTAGTGGTGATTCGCAAATATTAAACAAGCCTACAATACCAACACAAACAAGTCAATTAACTAATAACGGTGCAGACGGTACAAATCCATTTATAACTGCTTTAGATATACCTGTAGGTA